GTTAATTCTGTTCTTTCAAATGAATCGTTTGTGATTTTTAATTCATTATCATGATTACATTCTTTACATGTAGGTTTTAAAATCAATTGATTTTCACCTTTAGAGAATGTTAGATCTCTGATTGCTAAGATAATATAGATTCTATCTTCCTCTCTAAGATCTTTGAAAGACATTTGTTTACCTGGTAATCTTAACATCAAACAAGACTTAACGATTTCGTTAAGTGATTCATCAATAGAAAATGGATCTTGTTCGTTAATTGTAGAGAAGTGACGAATTTCTTTAACCTCAGCAGCACGAATAAAAAATCGTAATGATGGATTATAGAAAAGTCCTTTTGTTGGGAAATGGTGTGGCCAGATTTCAACATAACCAGGCAACATAGCTGGTTCGTCATTATCTCTCCCTTGGTAATCTCTAGCTTTCCCTAAAGAGGTAACCTTAATTTCTTCATGAACTTCTTCTTGTATAGATTGTTCAAATTGGTTTGTTGGGTCTAATTTATCTAATTCACCCATTGCTGCATCGTAGTTATTTGTTTCACTCATGTGTTTTTAGTTTTTTTACTTTTTTAGTTTCGTTGATAATTTTTTTAACGGTTTCGTTAACATAAGAAACCTGTTCTCCTTCATACTCTTTTATGTGAGTTAAAATCAGGTCACGAACATATGCGGAAGATGTCATTAGTTTTCCACTTACCATAGAATAATTTAATATGATGTTTTTAAGTTTGTGATGATCTATTGCTGAAAGTAGAACTTGGAGTTTTTCATCTTTGTTCTGTTTCATGTTTAGATTTTTATTTTATATATCTCGAAACAGATTACAATATTATAATGTTATGAAAATATTTTAATCTAAAATAGACTTGTCCAGATTTGACCAAGCATGAACTTTATTTTTTCAATAAAGATAATCCTAATCTTCAATAGAAGATGCCCCAGATTGATTGTCTATATCATAGTTGACATCCTCAATATGATTATTAAGAATTCCTTTACCAGAACCTATTTTTTGATATATTCTAGCAGGAATACCAACGTATGTTCCTGGTTCAGTGATTGATTTTGTTACTACTGCACCAGCACCAATAACTACATTCGAACAAATTTCTACATTAGGGAGTATAGTTGCATTAGATCCTATTCTACAATAATCACCAATTTTTGATCCTCCTAGAAGTTTAGCACCCGGCATAATTTCATTATAGTTACCAATTTGCACATCATGAAATATACCAGCATAACAATTGATTAAATTACAAAACCCTAATTTAGTATCAGCTTCTACTAAAGTATAATCTAGGAAAATATTGCCTTGACCTAATTCAGCAACTTGAGAAATTGAACTTTTATCAGAAAATATGTTATCTGATTTTCCACCTAAAGAAAGCATCAAATCAGAAAAGTGTTTTCTCCATTTTGGATTTCCTATACATATCGTAAACTTGAATGGAGCAGATCCTATTCGTTCTTTTACATATTCAATATCATTCCAAACTTGGTGAAAGTGTAACCAAGTTGGAGCATTAGGAGTATCATCGAAAAATACAACTCTAGGGTTTTTGTTGAAGAGAGGTAAAACTTGTTTTGCAAGTCCATTTGCACCTATAACTATATGCATTATTTAACTAATTTTTTTTTCAATTCAAGCAAATCGGATTTGTACATATCGATAGGTTGGATTGTTTTTATTCTTATTGTTTCCTTCTTATTTTCATCTACTTGTTTTAAGAGATCTTCATATTTTTCTTTTGTTAATGAATGAATAGCCATGTTCAAAAGATAATCATATGAGTTGGATATTTTATCGAATTTATTAGATTCTAATTCGTTTATAATTTCCTGTTTTGGTCGATTATTAACTTTAAGTTTTCCATCAATAATCGTTTTTATAAATCTAGCTCGATTTGAAAGATAAGTTAATTCTTCAGCTAATTGCTTTAACATATAATCTTTTCGTTTGTCATAATAAGACAATCTAAATTTAACAAAGTAATTGATTAGATCGGTTACATTTTTAAAAATTATCAATTTCCCTTTCTCGTCAAGACAAGTTAGATTTTCTGTTTCGGCTTCACCCATTTTGAGCATATTATACAGAACATCCTTTTTGATTTTTTCTGCTAGTATTGCTCTTTGGAATTTAATCGTGTAGTTAATATCTTTTTTTGTACAATTATCGTCATAGAATTGAATATGTCCCTTTTCTTGAAGTGAATTAAGAATATTTTCAAATTTTTGATATGTCATCGAAGGAGGTAATTCTGAAATCTTAACGGTTGTTGTATTTTCCACATCATATTGTCCTTTGATGATAAAAGACGAAGATTCTACATCTAGTTTAGTTACTTCTCCGTGGAAATCTTTCCACCAAGGGAGAGGTTCTTTAAATTTCTTTCCTTCTAAGGTTTTTAAGCAAGCATCTACTAAATCTAAAGGATTTCTATTAAGAATATTAGTTGCAAAACCTACCGCTATACCAGAAGATCCATTAAGTAGAACCGTTGGTATAATTGGTAAAAAGAACTTAGGTTCTATTTCATTTCCTTCTTCTTCTTGAGATTCGAGTAATTCGAAGTCTTTATATAATAATCGAAAGTTACCATTCAGTTTAGTTGATACGTAACGAGCAGCTCCTGGTTCAGGTGAACGTAAAGAACCGAATTGACCAATTCCATCTAAGAGTGGAAGTGAATTTTTGAATGTTTGTGCCATTCCAATAATAGCTGCATTAAGAGAAGCATCACCGTGATGATAATGTGCATCAGCTGCAATTCTTCCAGCAAATTGAAATACCTTAGTAGGTTTATCATTTGATCCTTTCCATATCCGATTAGCAACATGAATTATTTTCCTTTGCGTAGGTTTAAATCCATCTATTGCTGATGGGATAGCTCGATTCTCGATAGTGTACATACCGTAAGCTGCATATTCATTATCTAAGTATTCAGTAATAGTACGTTGTGGAATCGATTGTTGTTTTTCTTTTACTGCCATATTATTTTAGTAAATTGTTATGTACAAATATAATTAATTTTCTTCGAATAGAAAAATTCTAAATGAATTAGTTATTAACAAAATTCAAGTAATTTTCTTTTACGTGGGGCTGAGTCACCACCGAACCAATTTTGTAGAGATTCTTTATATAAAATATCGTTTCTCATTTGGATGGTTTTAGGGTTAGTAATAATCTCTTGGTATTCATCATCTTCAAGTGCAGCTAATCCCTTTTTGTATTCAACATTCCATGTTTTGGAATTAGATGTTTTAGTTTCCCATTCTAAATATTCATCTTTAGTATAGAATGAAAGAACATCTTTTCCTTTTTTAGCAACTACTAAAGGTGTTAAAACCCGATAAACTCTTCCTTGAGCAAATAACTCTGGCCAATATCTACCGAGGAAATTCATAAGTAATCCAGCGATTGCATCACCATCTGGGTCAGCATCAGTGTATATTAATATTTTTCCATATCTTAGATTTTCTGGTTCTTCACCTAATCGTAAACCTATAGATCCCATCAGATTAATTACTTCTTCGTTTTTAATGATTTCGGAATTCTTCATTTCGGAAACGTTTAGAAATTTACCTTTAAGAGGAAATGCACCGAATGTTTGTGGGTCACGAAATTGTCTTACTGCTGATTTCGCTGAGTCCCCTTCAAATATTCCAAGAGTACATTGTTCTCGATTATCTCTTGCTTTTGCATCGATTAACTTAAGAATTTTAGCAGTAGAAAGATTTTTGTTTAGTTTTCTTAATTCTGATCTTTCATCAGCCATTTTTTTACGTTCAATCCAATCAAGGATTGAGGCAACGATTTCAGATTGAAATAGATTTTTAATCATCTTTTCTGAAACTATATGAGTTGATCCGAAATCTTTTGGTTCGGTAATAAGTTTTTCTTTTGTTTGTGAAGAGAATGCAGGATTAATGATTGTACAATTAACAAAAATCATCAAGTGGTTTTTGATATCAGAAGGTTTAATATCTACTTTATGTTTTTTGTAAATCATTTGTCGAAGCTTATCGATGGTTTGACCCATGATGAAATTAACGTGAGTTCCAGCATCTTTAGTTTCGATTGAATTTACAAAAGATATCGATTGAAATCCTGAATTGGAAGGAGCAAAAGCTATTTCAAAATTTTCAGATCTTTCATACATTGTATTTGGTATATAAAGATCTGCATATTCTTTAAACGTTTTGAATTTAAACTTCTCTTTATTAAATTGAATTTTTAGATTCGGATTACAAGCAGCTATATCAATAAGTCTTTTACGGATCATTTGTTTATGTGCTTCGTCCCAACCAGTCATACCAAATTGAGTGAAGTCAGGAATATAACTAATTTCGGTAAATTTCTTATCTGATTTTGTTATCTTTGGCTCTGTTCTCTTTCCCATATTATCGGAGAAAGATTGATGGTACATATTTTTACCATCTGCTGTTTTAATTGTAAATTTCTTAGAGAAGATATTAGTAAGTGTAGATCCTACACCATTAGTACCGGCTACTGTTCTCGATTGAGTATCGTCAAAATTAGATCCGGCTCTAAGATTCGAAAATATCATTTCAGGAATCCAAACTCCTAATTTATCATGAATAATTACCGGAATTCCACCGTTATCAAGAATTGATATTTCTCCAGTCTTATCATCTAAATTAATAGTGATTTGGTTAAGGTTTAGATTCCTTTTTGATTCATCGACTGAATTTGAAACAATTTCATCAAAGATTTTTAGGAATCCAGGATTGTATTCTATTTCTTGCTTAACAAAAGTTTGATCTAAAAAGAATTCAGTGGACTTATGAGGTTTTGTTGAACCTACATACATTCCTGGTCGTTTTAGAACGTGTTGTATCTCATCTAGTAATTCGTACTTTTTGCTTATTTCAGATGCCTTCATTTACTATGTTTTGAATTTAATTATTTTATGTTAACTTACAAAAATGGATCATTTTAGTAGTTACGATTACTGTTTTTTCGTTGGCCTAATTTACGAATACCATATTCAACCGTTACTTCAGTGAATGAAACTTCATTTTCAAAGTTGTATTTATCGAATTCTATAGATCCTTCTCGTGTGTATCTTTTAATTAATTGATTTTTTTGAAGATCTTCAAAAGTTTTTTCATCAACTGTAAGAGTATCACCTATATTGTATATTATAGGAAAAATGTTTCTACCTGAGTTTTCGGTAATTTCTTTTTTTACGATTAATTTGAATTCTCTGTGTACCATGGTATTAATTGTTTTTTGTTATATACAAATATAAAACAAAATCCCAACATAAAAAAATGCTGGGATAAAAAGTTATTAACAATTTTTAGAGAATCACATCTAGAATTTTAGAACATATAATTTTTACATCATCATCAGTAACTCGATCATGTGAAGGAAGACAAAGTATTCTCTTTGAAATATCTTCACTAACTGGACATTTTTGTCCATGTCCCCATTTCAATTTATTCAAAGAAGGGTAGAAATATCTTCGAGCCATGATTAATTCACTCTTCAATAATTCATTTACTTTAAGAACAATTTCTTCAGATTCGAATATTACAGGGAAATATGAATAGTTGTATGACTCAGTATTGAATTTTTGTAATCGAATTCTATTTGAATCGATAAGAGGTTTTAATATATCTACGTATTTTTTATATAATTCCTTTCGGTATTCAATTGATTTATCTACAACTTCTAGATTTGCTAATCCTATACAAGCAGTAACTTCATGAACTTTTGCATTAGTTCCGATTGTAACTATTTCTTTCTTTTCGTTTAGACCACAAGTTCGGATATGCTCAACCCTTTCCATTAATTTTTTGTCAGTAGAAATTATTGCACCACCTTCACCAGTATTATAAACTTTCGTAGCGTGATAGGAATGGATAGAAACATCTCCATATACTGAAACATCTTTACCTTTATAAGAAACACCAAATGCATGTGCTGCATCATATATAATTTTAAGGTCGTGTTTATTTGCGATAGTTTTAATTTCCTCTATTGCACAAGGATTAGAAAAAACATGAACTGCTAAAATTGCAACAGTATCTTCATCTATTGCTTCCTCTATTTTCTTTGGGTCTATGTTAAGTGTATTTGGATCAATATCAACAAATCTAGGCTTATAACCTTCCCATAGAATAGAAGAAGTTGAAGATATCCAAGTAAAAGGTGTTGTAATAATGTTACCTCCTCTAGGTAGATTAAGAGAACGTATGGCCATTTGTAAAGCTACTGTACCATTTACCACAACGGATATATTTGGTATCGTATACTTTTCTTTTATCTTTCTTTCTAATTCGAGGATTTTAGGTCCTCCATTTGTAAGCCATCTAGAATTCCAAACTTCGGATATGTTATTTATAAATGAATTTGTATCGTCATTCATTGAAGGTTCTGAGACGAGAAGTCTATAGCCTGTGACTGGTTTCGGATTAATTTTAGCCATTTATCCTTATTTTTCTTTCTTATATGTAGATGCACAAAAAAAGGATTCAGTTGACAAGCATCCGAACCCTTTTATTTTAATAGTTAATGAATAATTGTACCGATTAAACGATATTTTCTTCCCACCAATCAGATCTGAATTGTACATCCATATCTACTTTATCACCTCCACCGTAGTCAAGTCCTAATTCAGGAATGTCTCCAGTTGGGAAGCAATCGTGGAATGTTCTTTGCCAGAAAATATCTCCTTTACGATTGTAATTAGTAACAATAAGTGTACCAACATAATCTTTCTTAAGACCTTGTTCTCCAGTAAGTGGATTGTACACAATACGGAACCAATCTCTAATTGTTTTGTAAACATAAAGTTCGTTTGCATCGTTCAAGTTTAATGAAAAACTAAGAGTCAAATCATTCGTTGTTCCAGTTGGTGTACCAGAAGCGTATGAACGAGTAGCGAATTTATATTTTTGTTCGATTTTGTCGGAACCTTTGTCTTGTAGTAAGCCAGAAATCTTATTGATGTGTTCGATAAGAATACTTCCACCTGAAACAGTTGCCGGAGGCAAAACTGTTACTTCAAACAAGTTTTGGTAAAACGGTTCGTAGTATTTGGTAGCTGCTTTACTATTTAAGAAATGTGGTAAACCTGCCATTTTATAGTTGTTTTTTTTATTTAATTATTTATCTTAGTGTTGTATAAAAATGGCCAACCAAAAAGATTGGCCATTTAATTTATTACATAAAGTTTCCTGTTGCTATAGCTCCAGTTTTTAGGATTGTAGTTCTGTGAACTAAGATTCCCATACCTCTTACCGGCTCGATGTAAGTATCTAAGATACCTATGTTGTTGTCGATAATTTCAGAAGTGTTGTTTGTGTTATCCATTATATTTTGGAAGTCGTAAACTCCACCATCTGAAAGGATTTGGGATAAGAAGTTATCAGCTAAAGTTTTGATTTCTAAACGGTTTTGAGCCGTGTTGAACTCCCAACGATAATTTTTAAGAATAGCCTCTATTCCGTCTTGGATGTATATTAACAACTCTCTTACGTGAACTTGTGAAAGAGCAGATTTAACTGTTTGTTGAGCAGTTTGGTTAGCATTAATAACTAAACCAAAACCTCTTTTATTAACAATTGCATTATATCCAAATGGTTCGATCCAATCAAGATCTACTCTATCGAAAGCATATTCAACCCCAACCAAACCTTGACCAGTTACAACTCCTCTACGAGGTCCAGCAACTATTGAGTAAGGAAGTGCTAAATTATATTTGTCGATGAATAAGTTTGATACAGATCCAGCAGGTGGTACAGAAATATTATGACCGTTCTCACGAATAATCAAGTTTGGACCGTAGAATGCAGAGTAGTTAGCTCCATCAGCAATACCTGGTAAATTGAAGATATTAGATGGGTTAAGTGCTAAATTACCTCCAGTTGGTACGTATTGAGTATCAAATGATGAAGATGAACTAAATTTGAATAGTGGGTTAGTACTATCTTTGAATTGTTTAACAGAAGGCATATTACATATTGCCAAAGCTGATTGACGATTCTTAGCTAATCTAGAAAGACGTATTTTAGAAGCTGGTTCGATTACACCTGCAAA